CCAGACCACACGCGAACTGCGCAGGGAATAATCCACTTCGATATGCACATTTTTCCATGTTCAAAGTCTACACATTTAGGCCTAATCCTACACAAGTCTACACATAATCCTACACAACTAATCGCCTAATAACCAACATCTTACCGAATCGAAATGCCTATTGTGTAGGATGTGTAGGTTTATTCTTCTATTATCGCGTAAGAATTATTTTTTAAAAATAGTTATCATGTGCTGAAAAATAAAAAATTTATGCCCTCACTATTTCCAGTAATATAAAAAGTTATAGGCACCAACCCTACACATCCTACACAGGCTTTTTTACGAGCTACAACTACCTTATTATCAATATTATATATGTTACGTTCTTTCAAAATCCCAAAACGTAACAAGTCTACACATCCTACACAATTTGTTTCCTTTGTTTCCATTTCGTAATTTTAAACCATGAGATGCACTAACAACACACCTGATACTGCCCTGACGGAAATTCAACTTCAAGCAAAGTGCTTTCAATGGCTTTGGAACAATGTACCACAATCCAGAGGACTTTTCTTCCATGTTCCAAACGGAGGATCACGTAATGCGATAGAAGGCATGCAACTTAAAGCTTCAGGTGTAGTCTCAGGGATCCCAGACTGCCTTTTCATCCCAAATGGCAAGGTTTATGGCTTTGAGTTCAAAACTCATAATGGCCGCTTAAGTCCGCAACAGGAAAAAATTCATGCCACATGGCGAGCAAATGGTATCACCGTTTACGTTATTCGTTCCTGTACGGATTTCTATGATTCCGTTGCCCCTATTATTAAACGGCACTTCCATTATTATCCGGATCAAAATGGTCTTTTTTAATAAACTTTCGGGATACTATTTGTTTCTTTAGTTTCCATTTTATAGATTTGTAAAAAGATCTGAAACCATGACCCAGTCTGCCATTCTTAAGGTTATTGCGAATCAGAACCCGGACATTTTCGAATTTGTAAAGGGGCAACTTACGGTAGCCCCTCATCTGGATACGCGAATTCTGAAGCATATCTACTTCAGAACACACTCGCTGGATACCTCATATGATTCATTCTATGACAACATAGCGTTTATTGCATCCGGGTTGCTCATCCTGTCCCCCGAATCTATAATGGCGGACTGTAAGGTCCGAAACGGAGTCTGTTCGGCAATGTGCGAACTGCTCGGGATGACCCGACATAACTTCGCATATTACACGAGAAGGGCAAGGGATTATTACCGACTCAATCTTACGTTTAAAAAAACGGTTGATGTAATCGTAAGCAGGTATAAGTGAAATGGCGGCACCAAAGGGAAACCAATTTTGGAAACTTCGAAGTAAACATGGGCGGGACAAATTATTTTCCTCGCCTGATTTGCTCTGGAAGGCTGCCTGTGAGTACTTCCAATGGTGCGACGATCACCCACTCTTGGAGATTGACTTCAAAGGAAAAGACGCTGAGCGCGTTGAAGTTCCTCGGATGCGGCCATATACGCTGCAAGGATTATGCTTATACCTGGATTGTAACACTGATTACTTCCGTCAATTTAAGCAATCAGAAGCAGGGAAGACAAAAGATTATTCTTGGGTCATCTCGCGCATTGAAGAAACGATATACAATCAGAAGTTCAGTGGCGCCGCGGCCGGCTTCCTGAATGCCAATATCATCGCTCGCGATTTGGGTCTTGCAGACAAGAAGGAAAACAAGGTGACGGTCGAACAGCCATTATTTGGGGATACTGACGATGACGATAGTGAAAACGCATAACGGTTTTGTGTATACAACAGCCATCCGGAAGTTGAAGCGGCTACGGAAACGCGTTAAGGTGATCCCCGGCGGAACATCGGGTGGGAAAACATATGGTATCCTACCCATCCTAATCGATACGGCTATAAAAAATACAGGGCTAGAAATATCAGTGGTGAGTGAGAGCATCCCTCACCTGAGAAAAGGCGCTCTCAAGGATTTCCTGAAGATCATGAAAGCTACGGGCCGGTATATCGATTCCAACTACAATCGTACATTGCTAACGTACACTTTCGCTAATGGTTCCTACATCGAATTTTTCAGCGCTGATCAAGAGGATAAGGTAAGAGGCCCGCGTCGGCATATACTGTACGTCAATGAGTGTAACAATATAAGCTTTGAGACCTACCACCAATTAGCTATACGTACATCACTAAGCATATGGCTTGACTTTAACCCGTCAAACGAGTTCTGGGTATATACGGAGTTAAAGGACGACGATGATGTCGAATGGCTCACACTCACATACAAAGATAATGAGGGATTACCTCAGAGTATCGTTAGGGAAATCGAGAAAGCTAAAACAAAGGCATACATCAATCCCGATGGCGACATATTCGACGAAACCAACATTAAAAGCAAGTATTGGGATAATTGGTGGAAGGTGTACGGGTTAGGCATGCTCGGATCGCTGGAGGGCGTTGTTTTCTCCAACTGGACCACCATTGATGAAATACCGGCTGATGCGCGGTTCATAGGTGGTGGTATCGACTTTGGATTTTCAAATGACCCGACAGCAATCGTTGATGTTTACCAATACAACGGGCAGCGTATAGTCGATCTGAGATGCTACCAACGCGGCTTGCTGAACTCTCATATAGCTGAAAAATTACCAAACAACGCAAAGTATTACGCGGACAGCGCGGAACCTAAGAGCATCGCTGAGCTTTCCGGCACGTTTGGAAAGTGGGTTCATGGGGTTCGTAAAGGTCCGGATAGTATTCTTTTCGGAATTCAATTAATGCAGGGTCAGCGATATCTGATCACTAAGCAAAGCACTGAACTAATCAAGGAACTCCGTCAATACTGTTGGGATAAAGACAAATTTGGTAATACGATAAACAAACCAGCCGGAGGCCTTGATCATGCTATTGACGCGCTTAGATATCACGAGATGGAAACACTCGGGATTGTTAAAGGTGAAATAACAGAGGAAGTACTAGATGCATTCTACTAATGGTAACAGTATCAACGTCCGCTGCTGACGTACAGACCACGGAAATTAAGATAGTTAATCCAGATCAACTTCCAAAGCTGGTTGAGGATCTTGGGACCACAGTCGCCCCTGAATATGGTGACACGGAAAAAGAGTACGATGTTCGACAACATGTGATATTCGATCCGGTTGAACGACCGGACAAAAAGAAGCGGGATGGCAAACAACTAAAGGTTAACAGAATTGGGCTTCCCCTGCAAAAACTTATCGTCCGACGTCGTGTGGCTTTCATGAACGTCGGTGCGATGAAGCTCGAGGCCAACCCAAACACCGATGACGAGAAACGGCTCCTAAATGTTGTCAAGAAGATCAGGGATGACAACAAAATGGAATACGTGGAGAATGAGGTGGCAGAGAGGCTGCTCTCTGAATTACAGGTAGCCAAACTATGGTATTCAACACCGGTTGAAGAAGGTTATTGGGGTGACTTGATTAAGGTTGGGGGAAAATTCAGGATGCGATGCGAAATCCTTTCACCGCAGAAGGGCGACACACTTCTTCCTGTCTTCGACCGATACGGCAACCTAAACTATTTCGGACGCAAATACGAAACACCGGTAGACATTTCCGAGCTTACCGGCGGAGCTGATATTGACACCAAGGCCAAAGATACAAGGCTCGACATTTACAGCGCAACGCACATCTACCGGTTTCGGCAACCGAGACAAGGGGAACAAGCTCCATCCGGTGGCAGCGGGTGGCTGCTGGAGGAAGTTAAGCAGCATTCATATGGCAAGATCCCAGTTATCTACTATGGGAAGCCTCAACCACCATGGGCAGATGTTCAACACGCCATTGCCCGCTTGGAAACAGTGCTCTCCAACTTTGGAGACACAAATGATTACCATGGTAGTCCTACGTTGGTATTCCTTGGAGAGGTAACCGCAGGGCTACCAGATAAAGGTGAATCCGGGAAAGCGGTTCAGGTCAAGCCTGCTCCTCAAACAACCTTGGCTGATGTCAAGTACGTCACTTGGGAGCATGCCCCTGAATCAATCCGCTTAGAGATCGAAACACTTGCCCAGTACATCTTCACGTGTACCCAAACTCCGCAGATGTCCATGGAGGACATGAAAGAGCTTGGCAATGTATCCGGTGTAGCTTACGATCGTATCTTCATGGACGCACACCTTGCAGCACGTCGTGAAATCAACGGCGAATATGGCATGGGCACTCAGCGGGAAATAAACTTCCTGAAATCTGCAGCCGCTGCAATCGATACTACGCTAGCGGAAGCTGCCAAAATGTTGGACATTAAGTTCGACATCCCGTTGTTCCGAATCAATGATGATAAGGAACAGATTGACAATATTGCGGCCGCAAGATCAGCCGGCCTGCTAAGTCAAGAAACCGCATTGGAATATTTCTCATGGATATCAGATGCGCAGGAAGAATTGAAAAAATTACAGGCGGAGGCCAGTACGACCCCAGCCGAAGAAGAACCTTCCCCGGATAGGGCATAGTTTATGGTTAGTTGGTTTCCGAAACCCTGTTCCTCCCCGGTTCAGGGTTTCTTTTTGTAACAAGATTTTACGACACAATTTGACGTAAAAACATCCACTTTTCCAAGCACTTATATCAATCTACCTTTACCCCATCAATATCTCACGAGGTGCGCACGGCAATTGTCGGACACAACTCAAAAGCACATTTGATATGTCACTCAAATCACAAATCCTTACCCAACTAAAGGAGTATGTTAAGGCCAAGGGCATTAACCTCTCCAACGTTCGTATCAACGTCTTCGCGGACAAATTGGACGCTTATGTGGACAAGGAAGACGCAATCAAGGAGGAGATCGAAAAACTGGATGCATTAGTCGATTTCAAAGAGCTCGCTTCGCTGGACGATGCTAAACGGAACCTGG